CCGGGCAGCGGGTCGCCGGGCAGCGGGTCGCCGATAGCCGGGCAGCGGGTCGCCGATAAAAAAAATGCCCCCTGCCAATTAAGACAGGAGGCGTTTTTTTTCCGATTAAATGGACATTAAAAGCAGATAAGCGACTAGGACGAACGCAATCGCGATTGATTCCATGATCACGTCCAGGGCGTTTTCAGGTTCCTTTTTCATGCGCTCAAAACGACAAAGTTGGTTGTATCCTTTTTCCCTTGGCCTTTCGCTTTCAATCCGACAACAACGCCCTTGCCATCCAAAAAGCGGACGTCCGTATCGTCTCCATTGACGACCGGACGCCCCAGATACGTCTCCGGGAGTTTATCAAATACCACCGCAACGTTGCCCCCCATGGAAGCGATTACTTCGACGGCGGCCTGATTATTTTCCTTGCGGGAAAACGTCAAATGGTAATTTGCCGGAAGTTTCCCCTGTAGATAAGCGATCATGCGGGGGGTATTTGGCGTATAATCGTAGAACTGGACGTCTGGCCACTTGGCAAGGTTAAGTAATTTGTGCCAGCCTACATCTGAAAGGACGTTAAGACGGACGGCGCAGAGCATGCCCGCCCGTTTAGCTGTCTTTTCCGCAGCGTCAATTTCGCCTTCAAGCTGCGCAATAAACGCCTTTTGATTTTTGACAAAAAACATCGTGCGGTCCATTCTCGCCTTCCGGACGTTTTTAAAAACGCCCCGCCCGGCAGTTTCCAAGCACGCCCGAATGCAGCCTTCACTTGCAAAGGGGCACAAGTTGATAATTCCGTTTAAGATATTCGGGACAAGTGAAAGCCCGAATGTCATAATGCCGATTTTCTCGCCTTTCAGCGTTTTAGTGTTGTTCTTCGAGAGCAGTTTCATGATGTATTTTTTTTAGTTGGGAGTTTAGGGGGGGGGGGAATTAATTAGGCGACGATTCCGGTTTCTTTCCAGCTTGCGAAAGTGACTGGAATTTCATCCGCCGTTATCGGGCGGGTGATCACTTCCCACGACACGCCGTGGTCCCACTCATTTAAAACGTTGACGACGTGAGGGGCGCGGGACGATTCCACCGCGAAAGCGGTGGACCAGTCACGTGACTGACCAACAAGACAGAATAGTGGTGTTTTCATTTTTTTTTATTTTTGGTTGGAGTTGAGCGGTATAATGAGCGCGGAATGGGCAATTGTCAAATTACTTTTTTACTACGCTGGAAACTATTTTCTGACGTAATAAAAGCGGGAGGAAAGGCGGGCAATCGGGCGGGATATTACGAGCGGCAAACCCGGCACCATTGCCAGGCTGAAAAGGATATCGGAAAGACGGCGGAGGGGGTGACGTTTGAATTCCATTTTTTTTAAGGTATAGGTTGAGCGGCATGATAAGCTTGCAACGTGCATTAGTCAAATTACTTTTTTACTACGCTGGAAACTATTTTCCGGAATTTTCCTTTTGACGGTGTCCACTATACCGGATTCCTTCCGGTATGACAGATGAAATTCCCCCCGTTAAACGACAGCGCAACCGCCGTTGCAATCCGCTGTCAATTCGTAATAAATGCAAAGCAATTGCAAATGCAATTGGTTGTCATTATATCACGGCTGAAAAATGGCATTATGAGGGGAAAATGAAACACCGTATTCTCGTTTATTTGTTGGAGCAAAGCGGCATTGAACGGGGGGAAAAATGAGCGTTGCAATTCACAACTTTTCAAGACTTCGCGCGCTGGCACTAGGTCCGGGGATAATCGATTTCTGCAACAGAACCGCTCCGGACCTTATGAGACGATACGACAAGGCGGCATCGCAATTCGACACGCTGCAAAGTGAACTAGAAAAGGAGCTGAATGACTTACGAGACGAGTTGCACGAAGGAACGCGGAGTGAAGCGTTGGCAGCTGCGCTTGTGATGAGCGAAAGACTAATGACGTTATTAGAAAAGCAAATCAGCGCACAACACAAATTAACCGGAGGAGGAGCGGCAGCTGTGTGGGTTGGAATGGCGAGGCTTCCCTCCGAAAATGGACAGGCTGAAGATACGCTAGAACGGGACGTTACGCCTAGAAGGAGACTAGGGAGCGGCGCGCAAGTAATCGACGCATAATATGTTATACCATAATTACCATAATGCATTTTACATGACGGTCATTGTCAGAAGTTAATGGTGTGCCGTTTCCCCCATGGGAAAGCCTGACGCATGGCAAGCTGGACATGGCAAGCTGGACATGGCAAGGCCCCGCCCGGCAACGCATAGGCGAGGGGTAAGTAAAGAGGGGCGGGGGGACCTGCATTAGGGTCCCCTATAGCGTAGCGGTGAAAGACAGCTGGGCTTGAGTTTAGACTGGCCCCCATGATTTATATCCTGATGACCACGCACCCAGATTAATTTTCCAACCCCCAATTTCATCTTCCTAACATATCACCTTACTAACATATGCACTGAAACGCCCTCCCCCGTGGTAGTTTTTTACCCGTAATTCCAGACATCCTAACATATGCATCCAGACACGAAAAAACCGCCACCGGGTAGTCCGGAAGCGGCTTTTCAGATCGTCCTAACAGATGAATACCAGCAGACCGGTGACTTCGTCCTCGTTGTAAAGACCCCACGGGTTGCCATTCTCTCCGTGGCGCTCGCGCTGCTCCCGCCCGTCTGCGGAGTGGTGGACGCGCAGGCCGTTGTCCCCGATGAACGCGTTGCAGCACTGGCAATCTGCGGTGTGCCTGACCGAGTCGCCAAGTGGAATTACGTGGATGATTCTCATGGATTTGAATCTCCTTCCAGTTCTGCCAATCTCAAACAACGCTCCTGTGAGAGGCTGAATTTAAACTCGCACGCGCAGACTGGGGCTTCCTCCCGGGCTTTCTGGAGGGCGAGCCACTCCTTGGTGCGGCGGATAAAACCGATCCCGTCCTCGTTGACGACAGGTGGGCGGTCGTAGAACGAGTTCGGGATGCTGTCATCCCACCCGTCGTAGGGGTCCAAGCCCCAGTGGGGGTCGTCAAATAATTCATACATAAAAGTTGCGGTTTGGTTAATTTAGATGATTCCTGAAATTCATGGACCACTTCACATTCTCCTGCGAGAGATGCCATCGTGACTTCGAGCCGGACCCCTCCATGGTCCTGCCGGTCACATGGACGAAGCTGGAACTTGACGAGGCCGACGACGACATGGAGGACTACCTCACGCCGGAAGAACTGGCGGAGGCGTCGGTGGAGGACTTGGCGGGACTGGGGTTGACGATGGCCGACCGGGACGCGCTACTCGCGGGAGTAGAGGTCCAAGTCGGTGCGCGGATCGTTTGTAGGAGTTGCCAGTCTGAAATGTGACGCTACCCGTCGTTCACGTCCCAGTAGGTCATGAGCAGGATGCAGGCGACGATGGTGCCGACCATCATGGAGAGGAGGCAGGTGGCGATGTCGGTCGTAGTCATGGTTTTGGCTGGTCGGTTTTGCATTTGGCCAAGAAACGATGCAGGAAATTAAAGGAGTTTTCAGCACGAGTCCCCCATTCGTCTTCTTTTCCGTTAGCCCAATTCACGCAGTCGTTTATTGCGGCGACGGCTTCGTCCCGCTCGCGCCTCAGAACGCACATGGGCCTGACGCAGGCATTGTGGCAGCTATGAATGCCGCGTGACCACTGGTTTTGATTGGCCGCGTTAAGCTCGCGCTCAAGCTGGCGGCAGAGGCTGAAAGCCCACTCGTCGTGCAAGCCTTCGGACCTTGCCTCACGTTCGTCTGTTCTTGGGGTGTCGCTCATGGTTTAGGGCAGTGTCTGGTTTCGTCTTTGGGCCGGATGTAGAGGTCTTTCCGAGGCACGATGATCGCTACAGGGTCGCCGTCTGGGCGGAATGCCGCGCCGAACGAGTCTGACCAGTGGATGCCGGTCATCCCGTATCTGATCCACGGGTAGGATTTTCCGACGTAGATGGCGCGTTTCATGGATTGCTACCCTCCAGTGTTTCCCGGCAGATGTTGGCCACTACCAGTTCGATGGTGGTGTCGTCGATCAAGCGCAGAGCGTCCTCAAGGGTTTTGACCCGGTCGCTCAGGTCAGCGGGGACGGGCAGCGCGGAGTACAGGGACTTGGCGGCGTCCTGCATGACGTGCATCGCCTCGGCAACGCCGGTGCGACCGGGATCGTCCTCGGGCATGTTGCTCAGTTGCGAGCTAAGTTCGGCGATGGTGAACTGGAGGGCGCAACCGGCAGCAGCAACGGCTTCGCGGGGGATAGACAGGTCGGTGTTCATGGTTGGAGGGCTTCTACTTGTTCTCGGGTGAGTCCGGTGAGTTCCAGCACTTCCCCCCACTTGGCTCCCGATTTACGCATGGCAAGGGCGAGTCGGAGATCCGACAGAAGTGCGGCAAGGACGGCGAGTTCTGCGGTGGTGGGTTTGGAGGGGTAGAGGTTCTCGCGGGGTTTGCGTGGGGCCGCTGATGCGGTCCGGGTGACTGGGTTCAGACGGACGACGGCCTTGCGGCTGATGGTGTCGCCAGCGCTGCATCCGCAGGAGTTGGACCTGCCAGACCGGAGGTTGGCCCCTTTACACAGCTTGACCGTGCCGCAGACGCACTTGACCTCCCAGTAGTTGTTGCCTTTGACGGAGACTGGGGTGGCGCAGGTCGTGGTGTAAAACCCGAACTGGGTTCCCTTGGGGATCATGACGGGGGCGCAACTCATGGTGTAATGGGTTCTTTAACGCGGATGTCGGGGAAGAGCCGTGCGCGGTCGGCATAGAATGCCGGGTGCTGGGTGGGTGCTTCCCAGCAGCGCTGCTCGCGGTCGTAGACCTCGAACGGCAGGTTCTGCTCGGCGATGTCTGCCAGCCTGCGGAGGCGGTCGGTGGGTGACCAGCAGGAGTTCCTTGCTGCAACGTCGTCGAGGGTGACGGTGCGGGCGCTCATCCATGCGTCGAAGGTCTCCGGGACGACCGGAGGCGGGACTACCACAGGCTTGGTGGCGAGTTCACCGGCACAGGCGAGGTATCCAGCCCCGTCAACGTAGGAGTCGGCGTGAGAGGGGTTGTGCTGAAGGCGGGCGATTTTCATGAGGGCCAGCAGGGTGCCGACCTGCGGACCATCGAGTGGGACTCCGAGGTAGGTGGACCAGTAGGAGGCGATGACGGAGAAGGAGTCCTCGGGAGGACCATAGGTGTTGTTGCGGTCCTGCGTGACGCAGGCGGATGCAGCGGATAGGATGTCAGAACGGGTCATGAGAAAGTCACTATGAACAGGGTTGTCGAGGTGTCAAGTTGGTTTTGGTGGTTTTTTAAAGAAAGTTAAAATCCAAATGGGCGACTTAAAACGGTTTTGGATATGTTAAGATGGATTTTAGTGGGACTTAAAATTGGCTCGGCGGACGGTTTTACGGCAGGTGAGGCACAAAATGGACTTAAATTTAACTTTTGGACTTAAAATCAAATTATGGTAATTAAAATCTATGAGAAATCGCGTCGCCAAACATACGAAATATGTTTCTCTCCGGACAGAAATGTGAAAATCCGTTCATTTCCACTACTAGGTACTATCGGCGCGTCACCGCCGACCGACAGGGTAACCAAGTTGTAAAATCTGAATTTCCCCGTAGAACGCCAAAAAAAATCCTAAAATTAAGCTAAAATTACTCAATTACTACTACTACTATATACTCAAATCTATAGGGAAAAATAGAAATTCGTGATTGTAAGTAATGACGAGAAATTTTCTATATCCCCGCTGCGTTCAAAAGTACTATGTAGTAGCAGTGTACCTAGTACCTCCCGTAATTTTTAATTTAAAATCCGGCTCCGCGTCGGGGGAATGGAGGAGCCTCTCCGGAAAAAACATGTTGACGCCCAAACGCTCAGGGGGTAAACAGAACGCGGGCCAGTCCTCGCGAAAGGATCTGGCCCGCTGAAGTCCTGCACACTCTGTTTATGCAAAACTCTGTCGAATCCCCTACCCCACCACCTTCCGCTGGTCAAGTCCGTTATTTTGGCGGACCGGACATCACCTCCGGCCTTGAGCTTCTGCCGCCCCGCAACTTCGGGGAGCTTTTCCGCTCATACTTCCTCAGTCCCGCCACGCTGAAGATCGACCGGACCGCGTTTCTCCTGCTGACCAAACCGGAGCAGGCGCTTCTCAAGCGACAGCGCTACATCGTGGCAGGCACGGCGACGGGACCCGGCCCCCGCACCCAAGACCGGATGCCGTTCTGCTCCCTCGTGATCGTGGACGTGGACGTGCATGAGGACGCCCGCCACTTCATCGACGAGGAAAGCGCCCTCCCCCGGCTGCTGCCCTACAATTTTATCCTGTACCGCACGCTGTCCTCCGCACCCGGAGCAGCGCGGGTCCGGGTCATCATCGACGCGCAGCCCTTCCCCTCCGCCGACTACCCCAAGGCTGTCCGCTACGTCTGCGCCAGCCTCGGCATCGCCGCCAACCCGGAAAGTCTCCGTTGGGGCCAGCCGATGTTCATCCCCACTGCCTGCAACGACGATCCGAACCCCCTGATCTGCTACAACCTCGAACGTGGCCCCCTCCCCCACGATGCTTTCCGTGACTACGAGATCCCGGCAAACGTGGCCTCCCCGGAGACGGAGTTCGTCAAGGTCGTCTCCGAAGAGCCACCCTTGGTGGACATCGAACTGGAAGACATCGAGGAGATGCTCCGCCACATCGACCCGGACACCAGCTACGAGGAGTGGTTCCGCATCCTGTGCGCCATCCGGCACCAATGCGGGCAGGGAAACAAGGACTACGACGACGCCGGATTTGCCATTTTCAACGATTGGAGCAGCCAAGGGGTGAAATACACCTCAGAACAGGACCTACGAGCCAAGTGGCGCTCGTTCAGACCCTCTCCCAAGGCGGGGAGCCCAGTCACCACCCTCCGGACGCTCCTGAGGCTCGCCAAGGCCGCAGGATGGGGCAAGGCGCACGGCGCTCTCAAGACCTTGACCACGTTTCAGGACGAAATTGCCGCTGAGGAGGACACCGACGCTCTGATCAACCGCTATCCCGGCCTGATCGCCGAGGCCAGCCACCTGACCCTGCCCGACACCGAGGTCCTCGTGGTGGCCGTGGCATCCCGCTTGGCCAAGTTGGGGGTCAAACTGGGCGTCCCCACCGTCCGCAAGGCCGTCGCCGCAGCCAAACGCATCGCTGCGGAGGCGTACGGGAGCGAGGGGGGCACCGTCCCCTCGTGGGCGGCAGGATGGACCTTTTTGGCCACCGAGAACAGATTCGTCCACAGCCACAAAGGTACCGTTTACCCGGTGGAGGGATTCACAGGGGCGTTCAAAATGCTGGTCGAACCCGACGAGGAGGGCAAACGGGACCGACCGGCGGACCTTGTCCTCTCCATCCCCTCATTTCCACGGGTGGACGGGTTCAGATACCGCCCCGACCGGGGTGACGAGCGAATCATCACCGAGGACGGCGACAACTTCATCAACAGCTATCGCGCCACCGGCGCGGACGCGGATAAATCCACCTCCAAGGAAGCCGGAGACCTGATTGAATTTCACACGAGGTCCAACTTTTCCGGCGACGAGGTATGCCAGAAGCTGCTCATCAGCTTCCTCGCCCACATCGTGCAGTTCCCCGGCAAGAAGATCAAGTGGGCGGTCTTCATGCAAGGAGTGGAGGGGTCTGGGAAGGGCGTTTACATGGACATGATGGAGGCGGTTCTCGGCAGTTCAAACTACGTCGCGGTAGGGGATGACGCCATCGAAAGCAAGTTCAACGAGTGGGCTGCGGACAAGCAACTGATCTTTTACGACGAGGTAATCCAAGGCAACATGAAGCAGGACCGGATGAACAACTTGAAGGCCAAGATCACCAATCCGGGGCTGACCATTGCGCAGAAGAACAAGGACACCCGCACCATTCCAAACACCGCCAACGACTTTTTCGCATCCAATTCCGCCAGCGGCATTCGGATCGACGACAATGACCGGAGGTACTTCATTCTCCAGTCCATCTTTCAGACCAAAAAGGACATCACCGCGTTCAAAGCGGCCAACCCCGGTCACTTCACCCAGATGTTCCGGTTGAAGGACGAGTTGGCCGGGGGTGCCAAACATTACCTGCTGAACTACCCCATCCACCCCACGTTCAACCCCAATGGTGAGGCACCCCTCACCTCCGCCCGAAGCAACGTCGTCAATGCCGGGAGGTCGGACATCGAGTGGACCATCCAAGAAATCATCGACGAAGGCAACGCATCCATAGTGTTTCCGGACATCATCTCGTCCAGCGCGTTGCAGGCAGAACTCCGGGCGAGGGGAGAGAAGCAGCACAACGTCAGGGCGGTCTCAATGGCGCTCCGCAAGATGGGGTTCACCAACGTCGGTCAGCACGGAGTTGGCCACAACCGCCACTCTCTGTGGGTTACCGACGACTTGGTGGGTGCCAGCTACGGGGGGATCATCAAAGAGCGGCAGCTTATCCGCGACCTCCTCGAAGGCGACACCGACCTGCTTTGACAAGTTTTGCACCTTGACAACGCCACAACCCCACATTACATCGCGGAACTATGACAAAAGAAAACGCACATCTCTACCTGCCGCTTATTCAAGCCGTTGTCGATGGCAAAACGATCCAGCATGGAATCGAGTGTGGACAATCAATAGTCTGGGATGATGTGAAAGACGTAAAATTTATTGAGCGCCCGGAAAACTACCGCATCAAGCCCGAACCAGTAATGGTCCCGCTGGGGCCGGAGGATGTGCCGCCGGGGAGCGTGATCAGGGGTATCGGATTTTCCGAATGGTGGATGGTAACAAGCGTCGCAAAAATCCAGATTTACTGTGGGGAAAGAACTTGGTCAACCTACGAGTCTCTTCAGAAAAATTGTGAGATCAAACGCCCCGGCGAGGACTGGATGCCCTGTCACAAACCAGCCTGAACCGCCGAAAACCATGCGAAACGTCAACTGTCCCAAGACCAAAATCTTCATCCGTGCCGACGCGTTTGGCGGACCAGCCGACCGTTATGAGCCCGCGTGGCTCGTCTCCGTCCGCGCCATGCGCAACAGACCCTTCGCTTTTCAGGCGTGGATCGAGAAATATGCCGCGTGTTTCGACAAGATCCCTCCCCAGTGCGTCTACTGGTACGAGCCCGAGGACGACCATAAACCGCTGCCGCTGCACAAGGTGCAGATGTGGGAGTGCCTCTCCGGGAGCATTGAGGTCTGGCGCAAGGACCAGCTTAACGACGTGCCGGTCATCGTCAACCTTGGCAAGGGAATGCCACCGATTCGCGGCCACTATTGGTTCACCGTTGACTTCATGCCCGAGGGACAGGCACAGGGCACCCTCGACGTCGGCGACTCAGAACTGCTGGAGGAGCACAAGGAGGGGAACGTGATCAAACTGGAAAACGGGCAGATTGCGATCTATCCTAACAACAGAATCAAATGGCTTCCCGTCTCGCTCACCGGCAAGGACGCCGCCGCCGCCATTCCCGACTGGGACGTCGCCACCAACGCGCAGTGGGACGAGTGGTGGATGGACTCCGACGAGATCCTCGGCGACTCGAAATGGGCGTACTGAACCAAACTTTGCCGCCAAGGGTGGAACGGATGAGCGAGGCGCAACGTAGCTCGCCCTCTGCCCTTGGTGGCGATCACCAATCACAACCATGAACGCCAAAAACGAACTGCTGGATCACATCAAGGACAGGGAAGTGATATACGTTGAAATCAGCCAAATCAACTACCTAGCTTTCCCCTTCAGCCAATCGTCCATTCAAGGGACGCTTGCCGAGGTGCTTTCGCTGATGGACTTTGAGTACGACGCAGAGTACGGAGCGCAAGAACTGTTCGGAACTATTTGGTATTCCGACGGGACGTGGTCCGACCGCGAAGAATACGACGGCTCGGGGAACTGGAAGCACCGGAAGTGCCCCCCATTGCCGAAAGATGCGTCCATCATGGACAAAAACGCTCTGTTGAATAAATTTAGGAAAATATTCCTTTACAACACCACAACCCCGTTACAAGGTAACCCCATCACCAACTAAAACAATGACTGAACTCGAACAAACACTCGCTGACACGATCCTGATCCAAGCCAACAATCTGTCCCACGACACCAAAGTGGTCCTCCGGATGACTCAGGCGTACCAGACCCTTCAGGACGCCGTCGCCACCCGCGTCCGCTCCGTCAACTACCATAACGCATACGTCAAGCTGCAAAGCCAGTCGACGCCACTCTGGGGCTGCGGAGACGCCGAGCCGAGCGTCTGCACCACGCCACTCTGGGTTTGCCCGGAAGAAGAGGCACCAGCACCGCCCGAGACGGCGGTGACCGACGCCAAACCCAAGCGGACCCGCCGGACCAAGGAGCAGATCGCCGCCGACGAGGCCGCTGCCGCTGCCGCAACCGCCGAGGTTGCCTCGGAGCCCGCCCCCACGCCCGAGGAGCCAGTTGACGAGCTTGATTCGCTCGACGACGAGCCAGAACCCGAAGCGCCCACCATCACGCGGGGACAGGTCCAAGAACTGTTCACGCACAAGCTCAAGGTCATCGGTGCTGGAGGAGTAGCCCCCGTCAATGCCTTCAAGGGCAAGGTGCGTGAACTCCTCGCCAAGTACGAAGCCCCCGGCGGTGTCTCCACCGTCCCCGACGCGAACCTCGTGGCGTTCCACGCCGAGTTGGCCAACCTCGCATAAACAATTTCCGGGCTGTCGCTTTCCTTAATAACCAAAACCTGGGCAGGTAGCGGTGGGGACAGCGGCAGTCGCGGATTCAATCTGAATGCGGCGGCGTGGACAGTGACACGCTCAGGAACAGGGCTGATTCCATCGGTTCAATTCCGAAATTTAGTGGTCTGTGAAGATTCGCCCATAGCCGGTGCAATTCCGGCCCGCATTCAACCATTAGGGGTGGTAGCCAGTGAGCCTCCCGAGTAGGACTGAACAACCGAAAGCCCAGGACACCCTGCCACCCCCTCCCTTTTTCCAACATGGACATCCAAGCCGCCATTTACGCGTCTATCTGCTACTTAACTGCTGTTTTCTGCGCCTTCGTTGTCGGTCAAAACTCAGCCCTTAACAAGGCCAACCGCATCCTCGCCCAGCGCCGTGAGAAATGGCTGCGGGTGATGGCGCGGCAAGACACCGTCCTCGGCGAAGCCGTCATCGACACCACCAAACCAATTTTATAGTATGCCACCGACCGCGCCAAAAACCCGCTTACCGATCCCGCTTCGCGATTTTTCTGAAAATGAAAAGCGCATGCTGCGCTCCCTTATTGACTCTTCCGCTGGACCTGACGCGTGTTGGCCTATGTCCGGCGCGGCAAACGCCGAAGGCTACGGATACATTTGCCTCGGCGGGGTGCAGTATAGGGCGCACCGAGTTGCTTTACACATCGTCGTCCCTTGTCCTAACGGCAGCCTGATGGCGCTCCATTCGTGTGACAGCCCTGGGTGCTGCAACCCATCGCACCTTCGTTGGGGGACAGCGGCGGACAACGCCAGCGACTGCACTTTACGAGGGAGGCATAAATCACGGGCTGCGGAGCGGCACCACGGGGCGAAACTTAATTGGGAAAAAGTTAAATTAATTCGTGAAGTTTACGTCCCAAACAAAATTGGTTGTAACGAAATTGCCAAAAAGCTTGGCGTCAGCCACGCAACCGTTTCCCGCATTGCTAATCACTTAATTTGGAAAATTAAATAACATGCCCCCATCCACCCACTCCAAGCTCTCTCCCTCTTCCGCATCGACATGGTCAAAATGTACGGCGTCCATCGCGTTCACCGAAGCCTGCCGCCAGTCCCCTGACCCAGCCATCCGCAAGGTGGTGGCCAACGCCGAGCGTGGCAGCATCTATGCCGACGAGGGTACTCAAGCACACGATTACGCCGAGCAGATTCTCCTCGGCAAGCTGAAGGAGAAGGACTTGCCCAAGGATTTCGCTCCCGTCCTCGACTACACCCGGCTCTGCCAGACTCTGGCCAACCGCTGGGAGGGTCAAGTCCTCGTGGAGACCAAGGTGCCGCTGTTCTACTTCCCACAGGACACCGGGACCGTCGATCACGCCATCATCAGCCCCGAGATGATCTGCGTCACCGACCTCAAATACGGCATCGGAGTCCCCGTTGAGGCCGAGCATAACGAGCAGTTGGCGATCTACGCCTACAGCCTGATCCTCAACCACCCCACTACTTTCCCAGACTCCACCCCCGTGGAGATCCGCATTTGCCAGCCCCGCTACAGCGGCGGCGAAACCGAAAAACTCTGGCAGCTTACTATCGGCGAGCTTCGCGCCAGCATCAGCCACGTCACCGCCGCTGCCGACGTCATTCTCAACGGCCCCGAGGCCGCACTTGACTTCGCCCCCGATTTCAAGACCTGCCGGTGGTGTAAAGCCAAGGAAGTCTGCCACGTCAGGGCCGCAGAGCCGCTGGCCCGGATCGACCCCAAGCTGCTCGACGCTTTCGAGTGCGAATTGGAACTGGTGGATACCATCGACATCCCGGTGCTGGCCACCCTCACGCAGCAGCAGATCCTCGGCATCCACCAACGGTCCGAGGAGTTGATCGGCCTGATCGAAGGCTGCGCCAAGTACCTCCACCAGCAGGCCATGGAGGGCAATCCCGTCAGAGGCACCAAGCTCGTGGAAGGCCGTCAAGGCAACCGCGCTTGGGCCGACGAGGAGTCCGCCGTCAAGGCCGTCAAGGGACTGCTTTCCGAGGACCAGCTTTTCACCCGCAAACTCGTCTCACCAACTCAGGTTGCAAAGTTGCTTAAAGACTGCAAGGTTCCGAAAGAAATCCTTACGGCGGTAGATGCTTTAACAGTTAGGGCAAACGGAAAGCCAGTTTTGGCCCTTTCCGGAGACAAGCGCCCAGCCATTCCCGCCCCAACCGAAGGATTCACCACCACCGATGATCAAGATTGAACGGCAAATAAAACCACCCACCCGCATCCACGTCCGCCGCAAGCTCATGTTTGACGCCCTGCAAATCGGGGAGACCCTGTTTGAACCCGGCGACGGACTGAACCTCAAAGCCTACACTTCGCGCTACCAGAAGAACTCCAGTTTCAAAACCTTCATCACTTGGTTGAATGAAGAGGCTGGCGTCAAAGGGCGCTTTGTCCAACGGACCACCTAAACTTTCCAGCACACGCTGAAAACCTCCTGCCGGTGAGGAACCCAACCGGCAAAAATAAATAACTTAGATGAATACTACACTCACATTGAAAAACGTCCGTCTCGCCTTCAGCGACAGCTTGACCGAAGCCAAAGCCATCCAAGGGGGCAAACCCCGCTACGGCTGCACCCTCATCATCGAGGATGACGCCACCCTGAAGGAAGTGGAAGCGGCCATCAAGGCCATCGCCACGGCAGAGTTCAAGGGCAATGTCCCTCCCGGCAAGGACAGCGCCCTGCGCGACGGCAACCTGAATACGAACAAGGAAGATGAGGTCTACAAAGGCTTTGAGAACAAGTGGTTCCTCAGCGCCAACCGCGCCGACTCCCTTGGTGCTCCGCTCATCCTCGACAACAAGCGTGATCCTTCCACCGGGAAACCGCGTGTCATCACCGACAAGACGGACATCAAGTACCCCGAGGCCGGAGACTACGTCAACGCCCGCATCAACCTGTTCTCATTGAACGGGAAAAGTGATAGGAAAGCCAATCCGGCCTACGGCAAGAAGATCTGCTGCGGACTGGAGGTAATTCAGTTTGCCGCCAAGGGCGAACCCTTTGGTGCCAGCAAGCCTACCGCCGACGGCTTCGACGCCGAGGACGAGGACATGGACGACCTCTCCTAAGCATCAGATCCCGGCACCGCAGCGGTCTCTGCGGTAATTTTAACCAGATAACAAAATGAGCGACAACATTGACTACGCCCTGAGAAACTTGGAGGAGTACTTTGACTCCATCCCAGAAACGACCATCTCGATCATCTTCCACGAAGGTGACGAGGAAGAAGAGGACTACTACGTCTTTACCGCCGGGAATCGCCGGTTTTCCAAGTCTCCCACCATGTCCGGGGCCATCCTCAATGCACACGCAGAACTTTTCACAGCTAACTAAATACATGAATCCAGAACAACGACGCAAACGGGCCGCAGAACTCGCGGACGAGATCAATTCCAATCACCTGCTTCAGGACGACCTCCGGTTCCTGCTGACGGACCTGACGATGGCACGGATGTCCACGGCGGACAACGAGCGGGAGCGCACGATGCGACGCTCGCACGACATCAACCCGACCACCCCACGCCCCCAGTTCTCCTACTGACATGAGCGTGTTCCATTGCGACTTTGAAACTTTTGGGAGCGAGGACCTCAAGTCCTACGGCGCGTTCAAATACGCCTCGGGCGAGGACACCGAGATCGTCCTCTGCGCGATCTGCAAGGACAACGGTCCGGTCGAGATCTGGGACCGCTACGCTAAGGACAACACCGCAGCCCTCATGCTGCTCAGAGAAGCCTGCGTCTCCGGAGGCATTATTGCGTCTCACAATGTGGGTTTTGAAATAGCAATTTCGGCATACCAGTGGCAGCGGACTTTCAAATTCAAGCAGCCAGCCTTGACCCAGTGGCGATGCACCGCCGCCATGGCCCGAGTGGCAGGCATCCCCTACTCCTTGGAGAAAGCCGCCGAGTTCCTCAAACTGGCAGACCAGAAGGACAAGGTGGGCTCCGCGCTGATCAGGATCTTCAGCATCCCCGACAGCAAGACCGGCAAGCGGCGCTTCCCGACCGACCCCGGCACCGTCACCGTAGCAGGCGAGAAGCTGACCTACCCGCAGGCGTGGGCCAAGTTCAGCGACTACTGCCGCAAGGACGTGGAGGTTGAGCGCGGCATCCACAGCAAGCTCAAGTCCCTCGAACTGGAGGGATTCCTCCTCGACAGCTTCCAACTGGATTTGCGGATGAACTGCACCGGCATCCCGATCAACGTCCCGGCGGTGATCGAAGCGGAGAAGCTGGTGGACGCGTTCAACTTGACCGCTGGGGAGGAGTTCCGGGAGATCACCGGCTACAACTCCGGCCAGACGGCCAAGGTGCTGGCGTGGCTCAAGGAGCGCGGCTACCCCGGCGACGACATGAGAGCCACCACCGTCAGCCGCATCCTGACCGGCGAGGTCGAGGACGAAGACGGCGAGTCCACCGGAGAGACCGTGCAGCCCGAGTGGGCCGCGATGACTACCGAGGCCGTCAAGGCGCTCAAGCTGCGAGCCCTCCTCTCTTTCGCTGCGCTGAAGAAGTTGCCCACTATGCGCGGGGCCGTCTGCCCGGACAACAAAGTCCGGGGGGCGCTCCTCTGGTACGGAGCCTCGCGCACGGGAAGGCATTCCGGGAAGATCATCCAGATCCAGAACTTCCGCCGCCCGTCCATCGACAACACCCACGAGTGCTACGACCTGATCCGCAGCGGTTGCGCCGACCCCGAGTTGCTGGAGTTGGCCTACGGTAGCCCTTTGGAGGCCATCGCCTCCTGCATCCGGCACTTCATCCACCCCGCCGATGGCCAGTTCCTCGACATCGACTTGGCACAGATCGAAGCGCGGGTGGTGGCGTGGCTCTCTGGCCATGATGAGTTGCTTCAGTCCTTCCGCGACGGCAAGGACCTCTACAAGACCACGGCGTCGCTGGTATTCGGCGTCCCATACGACAAGGTAGACAAAGAGTTAAGATTTCTCGGGAAGACGTTAGCACTAGCATGTAATTACGCCGGGGGCTACCGCGCCTTTGCCACCATGGCCAAGAACTTCGGGACCGAGGTGCCCAAGAAGAAGGCCAAAGAGGTGGTTAAGCTTTACCGCTCCGCCAACAAGGCCATCACCGGCTTCTGGAGCGCCATGCAGGACGCCGCCGTTGCGGCCATCGAGGCCCCCGGAACATGGCAGGTCGTCAACGACAAGATCCGGTTCGGTTGTCACCGCAAGCTCGGCTACCTGAACATGGTGATGGAGCTTCCCTCCGGTCGCCGGTTGAACTACCCTCTGCCCGAGGTCACCACCGTCTACAAATACGGCAAGAAGGTCGTGGACGCCGACGGCGAGGAGGACACCGAGTGGATGCCTATCGACAAATGGCGGGCGCTCAACTCAGACGGCACCGTCCGCGAAGGCATCTGGGCGTCCAGCGAGATCAGCTACCACGGTCCGATTACACAGGCGATGTGGGGCCGAGTCCGGACCTCGGGCGGAGTGTTAGTGGAAAATGTTAGCCAAGCCACTGCTGCGGATTTCCTCACCCACGGCGTCCTGAACGCTGAGAAACACGGATACGAGCCTTGCTTCGTGGTCCACGATCAGTTGATCTGCAACCACCACCCCGAGCGCGGCAACACCATGGAGGAACTGACCAGCCTGTTCTGCGCCATACCCTCATGGGCACCCGGATTCCCTCTTGAAGCCGCCGGAGCCATTACCCCATACTACACCAAATGACTAAACTGTAAGCCGTGCAGAGCATTGCGGAAGGGGGTCTGCCTGTTGTCCTCCTAGAACTGCGCGTCCGGGGCAGCGCGTCCGCCATCCACGGAGCCCCACCCAACTACCTAACAACTATGAACGCATCCGAACTAAACGAACGATCCATCTACCTCCGCCGTCTTGCCGACCAGATCGACAACCTCGCGCTGGACCAAATTGCCATCGACAACCGACGCAGCGAACTGCTGCAAGACTTGAGCCGGTTTGTGCCGACGACGGTCAACAAGCCAACCGAGAAACTGGAAAGTACTCCCTACGTAAAACGCAAGAATGTCATAAACTACGCCAACCCAAAATCACGGGTGTGCGTGGCCATCCTAGAACAGTTCAAAGCGGCGTACCCGCTTCCATTGTACCGGGGCGACATTGTGGCGGACATCGGTACTGAATCCATCAGCTTCTACCTTTCCAGCCTCAAGTACCACGGCCTGATAAATAACCCCACCCGTGGATTCTGGACGTTGACCGAGAAAGGAATAAAGGCGTGAGAGAGGCAACACTGGAAAAAGCTCTCTGCGACTATGCGCGGAAGAAAGAGTATCTGGTCTACAAATTCGTCAGCCCCCAGCATAAAGGAGTCCCGGACAGGATCTTCATCTCCCCCAGCGGACAAGTAGTTTTCATCGAGGTCAAAGCTCCCGGTAAAAAACCGACGGAATTGCAGTACCGAGAGATCAAAAAGCTGCTGGCCCAAGGCGTCCCTGCCTACTACTGCGATAGTCTGGCCACCGGGATGATTCTTCTGGAGGCACACAAATGAAACTTCCCCCCCTGCCTCAGCAGGTTACGATGACCAAGTTCATCCTCGACCACCACGAGGCCGCGATTGACGCGGGCATGGGTCTCGGAAAGACGAGGGCTACGCTCGACGCCATTGACTTCCTCATTAACGACTGTGCTATCACGGGAGCGCTTATCGTCAGCCCTCTGTGGGTGTCGATTTTGACGTGGCCCGCCGAGATCGCCCGGTGGACGCCCCATCTGCGGTATGTCAGCCTGCGCACCGAGGAGGGCATGAAAGCATGGAGGGAAGGCACTGCGGACATCTACCTCATCAACTTTGAGATGTTGCAAACCTTCGAGAAAAACGGGCTTTTAAAACGCAAATCACTTGCGGCAGACATGCTGGTCATCGACGAAATCAGCAAGTTTCGGGACCCTTCTTCCAAACGAGCCAAAGTAGTGAAGACCCACAGGCACCATTTCCGACGGTGCGTAGGACTCACCGGAACACCGGTCCCCAATTCTCACCTCGACCTGTGGGGTCAGTACCGCGTCATGGATGGAGGCGTCCGGCTGGGCACGGCGTTCAGCAGGTTTCGCAGCAGGTTCTTTGAGTCGGACTATATGGGGTACTCCTTCACGGTACGTCCGGGGGCCAAGGAAATGATCGAGCAATCTATTGCCGACATCACGCTCGTGATGCGCTCCGAGGACTATCTCAACATTCCACCCACCACGATTGTGGACGTGGACGTGGCCATCCCGGACGCCGCCCGCAAAGTCTACAAAACGCTGGAGAAGGAGTTACTGGCCGAGGTCTCCGACAAGGAGGTGGTGGCATTGTCCGCCGCCACTCTTGTGACCAAACTTCGACAAGTCACGTCAGGGGCGGTGATTTCCGAGGACGGGGTGGTATGGGTTCACGACGCCAAGGTGGATGCACTCAAGAAACTGCACAAGGACCTGAAGCAGCGCCCTCTCCTCGTGGCGACTAACTACATCCACGAGCGCGACCGCATCCTCGCCGCCATTCCGTGCGCCCAAGAGTTCGACGCCAAACGGCTGGATGACTGGAACGCGGGCAAAATCCCGATGTGGGTGGTCCACGTCAACTCGGTGTCGCACGGCCTCCAGATGCAGGGCACCTGCTGCGAGATCGCGTGGTTCAGTTTGAACTACTCCAACGAGATTTTCATGCAACTCAATGCGCGGGTGGCGAGGACGGGACAAACCCGGCCAACCACAGTTTACCGCCTGATGGTGCCCGATTCGGTGGACTGGGCCATGGCGGATGTGTTGGAGTCAAAGAATCTCAACGAACAAGGAATGCTCAAGAATCTCGTCGCCAACGTGAAAATGCTTGCGCAATCACGCGAGTCCGCGTAAACTGGAAGCTCGGATTGTTGACATAGTTGGCCGTCCACCGGGTCACTCCGGTGGGCGGTTTTAACGAAAACCAAAGGCCCGTTTGCTACATCGCCCGTTACATTGCCCGCTGCATTGGCTTGATCAGAACGGCTGCTCGCTTTTCAGGGTCGAGCAGCCGTTTTTCGTCATTGCGCCAGCAAGGATTCTCCCGTAGAATCCCCCGGTCATGGCCTGCACTTCCTGCTCCTCCTCTTCTCCTGTCGTCTCTTACACGTCGTCCGGATGTGGCGCGGCGCTCGGAACCACCGTCTCCTGCGTGATGCCTCGACGGGTCAGCACCCCTTCAGTAACCCCGGTGGCGTTCACATGGATTCCTTCCATGATTCAAGCCGAATCGGGCAAGGCAGTCATCGCCAACGGTGAAGACTTCAATGTCCTTGACTGCTCCTACGACGGCCCCGTTGTTTTCGATTCCGCTTCCGGCAAGATCTACGTCGGCACCAGCAGCGCCTCGACCGTGGTGGCCGACAACTTCGCCTGCGAGACGTCCACCCTCTACGGGTTCCCGGTCTATGCGCTTGACCCCGGTTGCCGCGAAGTCGGAGCCAACCCGGACCGCAACATGGCGGTCGTCCGCCCAGTTGAGAGCACCACCGGCATCCTTTTCGGTCACCGCCATACCTGCTCCTCCAACACCGCGATGTCCGAGGAGATCAGCCCGGTAGAGATCGTTCCGGGACCCATGCCTGCCACCTTCCCGGACGACGTGAGTCTGCTCGCCTACCGCGTTGTCCCCTCGACTGACTCTTGCGCCCCGCAAACCGTCGAGTACTTCAACCACGACGGGGTGCCAGTGGTCGAGGAAGCCGTACTGGCCGACTTGGAGCAGACCAGAGCAGGTCTGGCGGACACCGCCACGGACAACTTCGGGTTTGCCATGTGGGACAAGATCAGCGGCAAATGGAAGCTCAAGCGCCTGACCAAAGCGTCCTTCCTCGATATGATCACGGAGAACTCCGAGGCTATTCCGACCTTCACGCACCTTCGCCCACGGATTACAATGTATTTCCGCGCTAACACTGCGGCACAAGCATTCCCTACGGCTAATACCAACTACAACCTGACGTTGGTAGCAGGATATGACGCCAAATATAGCTCCGTCTTAATCAGCGTCGAGTTGGCAAGTCTAGGTGGAACGCGCTCAACTTTGTACGAAATCAGGATCGATGGAGAGCAGTTTGCCCTGATTGGTAGTGGTTCAACGGCAGGCGTGGACCGTGTCACCAACCAAGTGGTGGTGCCTATCCCGTCCAGCAAGCAGATTAACATCCAAGCTACAGAGACTACCCCCAGTGTTGCAGGAACTTACGGGTCCACCACCATATCGGTAACACTGGACGCGTTCGTCATCTAATATGTCTGCTGATCCTCTTTCCATCGCCCTGCCCTCGGTCGGGGTTTTTATGGATGACTCCATTGCGCTCTTCAGCCAAGAGGCCCGTTCGGCGGGGATCAGCTTTATCTACAGCACGACCAACCTCCACATCAGCGAGCGCCGGTTCCAGACCCGCTCGACGTGGGTGGAGTACGCCTGCACCAGCGCCCCCGAGGAGTGGTCGGCCACCAACACCCAAGGAGCCATCGCCTACGACCCCCGGATCGGCAGCACCTCGCAACTGCGTCCGACCGGCGAGACAGGCATCATCGAGTCCGCCGCCGGGAAGCTGTACCGCATCACTCCGGAAGCCAACACCTTCAAAGTGGAGGACATCTCCGACGGATACCAAGGCCGCGCACCAATGCGGCTGGCGTGGCTTGCCCAAGCGGCCAACTACGTCATCCGCACCGACGGCGTGAGCAACACGCAGATCTGGGACGGTCTCCAGACACTTACCTCCACCGGCTACAACTCCAATGCCCCGGCGTCCTCACGACTCCCCAATTTTGCGGGGCCGGTGCTCTACACTGACCGCATCTGGATCGTCAACCGTGGCAACGAACTCATCGCCGGTGACCACATCCACCGGCTGAACTTGACCGGGAACACCGACCTGCTCCTTACTAGCGACCAATCTTATGATCTGACATCTGTTAGCTTCCCAGCACCGCAGGAGATGGGAGACATCGTCAGCCTGCACATGGTCACCTCCGCCCGTGGCGGCGGACTGGCATCGCAGGCGGAGATCGTGGCAGGCACCCAAGGCCCCGGCATGTGGGGCGTGCTCGCCGGAACTCCCAGAGCCCAGTGGGCTACCACCTCAATGCGTCGCGTCGTCCACGAGAGTGTCGGCCCCACCGGTCCCTACGCCGCGTGGCCGGGGAAGGACGAACTCCTGATGCGGACCGCCGAGGGGATCACCTCGCTCAAGTACGTCACCCAAGAGGGTGCCCAACCGGGTAACCCCCACGTCAACCTCGGACAGGAGATCAAGCCGTTGCTCGACCGCGACCCGCAGGACCTCCTGTTGTTCACCTCGTTGCACGTCGCCTCCCGGCAGCAGCGTCTTGCCTGCACCGTCTACCCGGTCACCGACGGCCCCAACCGCTGGCACCGGGGCTACGTCACCGCCGCCCTCGCGCCCGGACGCACCCGCTCGCCCGAGGCCATGGTCTGGGAAGGCATCACCACTTTGCCCGCCGCCATGGGGGAGGTCATCCAGTTCGTCGAGGTCCGCGACACCGGCACCAAGACCCGCATCTTCGCCATCCTCCGCAAAGCAGACGGCACCAAGGGACTCGCCGAGTGGACCAGCCAGTGGGGCGACGACATCCTCGCCGACGGCACCCCGGTCCAGATCCCTTGGCAGATCCTGACCCGCCGCCTCTCACGCGGGGGCGAGTATAACCCATCCTCTTGGGGCGATGTCTATTTGTCCCTCACAGACATCCGCGATAAAGTAGGCGTAGAAATCTATGCACGCTCGAATGGTAAGGACCCGTTCAAGCAAGTCTACAGCAACACCTTCACCAACACCACTTGGGAGACCAGCGGATACGCCGATGCGGAGCCGCTCACCCTTGGTTCCATCTTCCGGGATTTCAAATCCCCGTGGATTCAGATTCTGATCAAAGGCACCGGCAGCGCAGTCGTCGATCTTGCTATCGGCGGACTCGGTAGCGGCAAGTCCGGCACCTCCCCACCCAACTCTTGTCTGCAAGGGAATCTCCTTTGCCAATACGACCCTTTCATGCGAGCATAATCATATGGCAGTCAATCAGGATTCCGAAACCTCCGGCGTACCGGTGCGTGTTTACTTCACGCCCCAGGCTTCGGCCTGTCTGCCACCGTCCTTGATGGATGCGTTCATCCGCGCCAACTGGAGGGTGGACATTCCCACCACGACCACCACGTCGTCCGGGACCATCCGCGCTTCCACCTTGCAGGACAACATCACCAGCATCGACTCCGAGGGTGCCGTCTACACCCCCGGAATCGTGAAGGTGGAGTTGCAGGAGCAGTCCATCACGCTGACCACCACTACCGGTCCTGGCGTGCCGGTCGAGGTCGCCTTCGACGCCCCCGGAGTGTCCGACCTCCAGAACGCGCTGCGCAACATCGACTGGACCCTCGAACCGCCCGAGGCCCCGGTCAACATCGGCCCCGCCCGGTTGGTGGGTCAGCAGATCCGCTACAGCATCTACCGCATCGCCACCACCGACGCCACCCCCTTTGACGAGATTATCGTCCGTGGCAGCGGTCGTCTCTTCGTCATCCCCTCCCCACCCACATGACCCCAGCGCCCCTCTCCAAAGTCATCCGGGTGGTCGCCAAAGCCACCAGTAAGGACCCCGTTGCCAACCGCGATGAGATCGTGGACCTGATCAACGGGACCCTCGACATGCTCTACCGCACCGAGTCGTTGGTGTGGCTCTACTTCAAGGCCGACGGCTGCGCGATCACCGAGACGTTCACCGAGAACTGCCGCAACGGGGCTTTCACCTGCTTCACCGCCGTGGTGATGCCCGCGCAGTTGCAGAACATCCGCGAGCTTCGCGCCGACGCCTACAAGTACGAGATTACCGCCAAGCGGGTGGCCACCGATTTCGCATTGGGGCGGGACTACCTGACCGGCAGCGACTACCCGCTGGTCCGGGGCTGCGAACTCAAAGCCGAACACCTTCCTCCCCGGTTGCTGTCCCGCGACATCCCGAGCAACGACTCGCGGGTGGTCACGTTCCGTTCCGACAGTCAGGAAGACTGCGGCAAGCTGATCGGCGTCAAGTACTACGATTTGAACAACCGCGAGCAGCGGATCGACATCGTGCTCGGACCGGGCCGCGTCTCTACCGGGACCTCGGTCGGCGAGTTCGTGGAGATCGTCTTCCCCGAACGCTGCGGGTGGATCACCGTCGAGACCGACAACGGCACCGAGTTGGGGCGCTACCATCCCTCCATCCTGACTCCGGTCCACGAGTGGTTCCGGCTCCAAGGCACCTTGCCCGGACGCAAGATCCACTACTACGGCCTGCGCGAACCCATGCCGCTGGTGTTCGACACCGACCTCGCGCCGTTCTCCGACAACACCCTGTGGCGTCTGGCGCTCAAAGCCTACGAGCACGTCGATACCCTCGAACTCACCGCAGGCCAGCAGCAGGGGCTCAACCGGATCTACGCGTCACTGGCCGCTGTCACTGCTGCCGACCAGCGCAACGACAACATGAACTTCAACACGCTCCTCATGCCGGAGTCCGGACGGACCATGCTGTCCACCGGGAGGGCCATGATGAGGAGAACCCGCCGCTATGTCCGATACTGACTTAACCGAGGCCATCGAAGCCTTCGGGGCTTCAGGATTAGACCTCTCCCCACAGGAGTTGGTGGACCATGTCGAGCACCAGATGGTGACCCACTACCCGTTGACGGAAAACCCGGTCACCCACGCGTTCACGCCGGGGATGTACTGCCGGACCATGTACATGGCGGGAGGGACACTTGCCACGTCCAAGATCCACAATCAGGAACACCAGTACGTCATCGTCAGCGGGTCATTATCCGTATGGACAAAGGAGACCGGAGCCGTTACGATTCACGCACCGTTCCACGGCATCACCAAACCGGGAACCCGCCGCGTTGTGTACGCCCACACCGACGTGTGCTGGCTCACTTTCCACCCCACTAACGAAACCGACTTGGCCGTTATCGAAGATCAAATTATCATGAAGCACACCAACATTTTGCTGGAAGGGAGTCCGTCATGACTTGGGCAAGCGTCGCTGTAAGTGTCGGCGGAGGCATCGCAAGCTCCGCCATTTCTGCTGGTTCTGCCAACAGGCGTGCCAACGCCGCGTCCAAAGGACTCGACGAAGCCGTGGCCTACGCCCGCGCCAACCCTTCCGCGTTCGGCGAGAAGCTCGACTGGTCCGGTGTCGATTACAGTCCGATGTTCAAATCCGATCCCGGATATGGCAACATCGCGGGCAGCACCATTGCCGGGAACCAGCGCAATCTTCCGGCGAACTTGAACCTGATGCGGGAGACCAATCAGGCCATCACTAGGGACTCGATGGACCGGATCAACACCCTGTATCCGGGGTTTGCTGCCGCAGTGGGCCAGCAGTCGCAGAACACGCAGAACTTCCTGCGCGGTCAACTCCCCATGGAGGACCAGAACATGATCACCTCCCGGCGCACCGAGGCTCAGTCCCTCGGCGGCGGCGGTGCCAACGCCCAGCAGGTCGCTGCCGACCTTGGACTCGCCCGCATGGACCTCATGAACCAAGGGCAGGCGGGGATGAACAACCTCGTCAACATGTTCAACGCGGTCGATCCGGTGAACCGGCGCGTGAACCCGCAGTCCATGTTCGTGGACGTCGGACAGGCCATCAGCAACTCCATTGCGGAGAACCAGTTTGGCGCACAGTTTGCCCAGTCCGAGCGCAACGCCGAGTTGGCGTTCGGGATGCAGCCCGACCCACAGAAAGCCGGACTGCTGAACCTCATCGCTGGCCGGGGCGGTCTGCAAGCGGCCAACCAGCCGACCAGTGTCGCCGGTGCCGCCCTCACAGGTGGTATCAATGCAGGCATTGCAGGGTACACACGGCAGGCGGACCAGCAAGCGCTCCAAAACCTGTTGCAGCCACAAGCGCCCCCAATGGGTTACCAGCAAGCGGTTGCCAGTTTCGGTGCTCCGTCGGCGGCGGTGAATGGATTCCGCAACCTCTCCGGAGGCTACGACATTACCGGCGGACAGGGGGGCGGTATCGCCGGACAAGGGGCATTGACCAGCAAACTTATGGCACCAACCAACAATAAGCCTTGGCCGCTAATTTACTAACATCATGGCTGTTACTCCAGATCCCGTCGGCGCATATAACCAGTCTTTCCAAACGGCGGACACCTCCCGCCGCGACTACGAGCGCCTTGAAATGCAGCGCCAGTTGCAAGCTGAGGCTGCGATCCAGCGTGCCCGCGAGCAGAAGGCGAGCGACTTCAAGATGATGATGGAGGCGATTGGTCGTCGGGACGACCTGAAGCAGCGGGTTTTCGAGAACGACATCAGAACCAAGCAGCTTGCCAACGACACCGTGACGGCGCAGGCGAACGCCTACCGCGCCCGCAACCCGATTTCCCGCAGCGGGCAGGGCTTACGCGAATTTTCTCTTTCAGGGGTTCCGCAACCTGCCATTCCGGGAGATGGCACTACGTCATCTACGGTTCCGCCTATGGGAGACGCAAATACAGGCGGCACGCCGTATGGTGGTGTAGAAGGCGAGCTATCAACAGTACCTGTTGTTGCAGATTTTGGCTTACTTGGGCCAAATGGACCCAATGTACCGGGTACGCCTGCTGCGCTTCTTCTTCCCGGAGATGAGCTTCCACTTCCACAAACGCAAGCGCCCGCACCCGCCGTGCCGCCCGCCGTCCCCGCTCCTACCGAGCCGCAGTACGCCGCATTTCCGCAACCCATCGGAGATTTAATCCCTAGCACCGCCCCTGTTGCGCCGTCGCCAACGGCGACCCCAAGTGCTGCCGTTCCAACGCAGCCAATGCCGCAGATGCCCGCCGCGTCTACCACTGCGCCCGCCGTGTCCGCGCCTGTGCCTCGACGCAACGATTTGATGGGGTACATGCTGAATAGAACCGACCCTTACACCGACAGGATTGAAATTCCACGCGTTGCGCAGATGCCGGAAGTCCCGATGTTTGGCCAAGCCGACATCGCCGCCCAAGGACGTGATCAGTTAAACAAACTGGCCGAGTTTCAAGCGCAGGCACAAGTGGGGGCCACTTTAGCTTCCAGAAATGTCGCTAACGCAACTCGAGAGCTAATGTCCGGAGAATTAACCCCGAACGGCGTTCAAGAGGCACAGAAATATATTGCACAGCAAACACTCGCCGCCACGCAGGCTTCCCGCGCAGATGCAAAAGCAGGCCAGCAAATAGCCCAAAACGAGGAAGTTTTAAAAGGGATTGAATTGCGTCAAGGTGCCCTTAACCGCTTGGGTAACCTCAACGGCGTGCTGCCAATAGGGGATCGCAGGCAAATCTACCAAGAAGCGTCAGACCCCAGAATGGCGCAGTTGGCAGAGCAGAAAATCGCCGTCCTTACCGAGTACGACGCCTTTCGGCAGCTTAATGGGATCACCAATGCCAGCCGTGGATACAGCACGGCAGAGCAAGTGGTGCGGGCAAAACGAGAACTCGATTCGCCCGATGCCATTAAGGACCGCAAATTGGTTGAGGACTCCCAAGCATATCAAGCTGCTATCAAAGCACGTCCAGACATGGACGAAAAAGCCAAGGCGGAACTCGAACTGGAAATTGGGAAAGCCAATCCCGCGCAAATCCGGCAGAACCGGCTTATTACCCGACTCAACGACGCACTTGAGGCTGACATGCTCAGACCGGAAAAGCCTAAGGATGTGGTCAAACCGGAAGACATCAAAGTGAACCCTGCTACAGGAACTACCGCTGCTGCCGCGTCCGGAATTGACCGCAGCGGGGGCAGAGACATTCTGAGCAATCGGGAGAAAGTTGCTCAAGCCAACCAAGCTGCTGGCAACGAATACTGGGGGGCAAACACCGCCGACGTCGCCCAGCAAGTCCTCATGGACGGAGGCAGGGACAAGAATGGCAATATCATCCCACCGTTTAGCGTCGCGCTTTTGAAGAAGATTGCGGAAGGCCAAGCCCCCGTGGAGGGGACTAGCACGGGCATAGAAGGGGCAAGCATGGGCGCGTCCCGTGTGGGTGCCCCGATTTACGGTGAAAAGTACGTGGACACCATTGTCAAAGAGAATCTCTCCAACTGGACGCCGACCCAAGGCGACCCTGTTAAATGGGGGCGTCAAACGCAGCCCACAGCGCAAGACTTCCTCAAGATCGCGGCTAAACAGAGGCTGGACAAAATCAGGGCGGATGCCGCAAATGCGGCAGTACCAGCGGCCCCAGTGATGCCGCAACAAACTCAAGCCGCCGCAAGTTCTGTTCTTCAAAAATTTGCCCTTCCACTCCCGCCAGAGTTCGGTAAGTAGTAGTCATGGCAACATGGGAGCAAATTATCGCCGACGAAGAGTTTCAGAGTCTACCCACTTCTGGACAACAGTTGGTCCGGCAGCAGTGGTATGACGCCACGGTCCTTCCAGAATTAAAAGCCACTGGGATAGACGAGGTTAACCTCAACAATCTCCGCAACCAGCACATAACGGAATACGACAACGGCCAAGGGTACATCTCGTCCTTCGCCAGTGCCGCCGGACGCGGCGCGGCCTCCACCTTCACCTCCGCCGTCCAAGGCGTCGGTGCCCTCACCGGCAGCGAAGCCATTGAGCAAGCTGCCCGCGAGATGGACACGGCGGTCACGGAGAACCTGACGGTCAACCCGTCCATGGAGAAGACCAACTTCACCGGCAACGTGCTCGGCAACGTGGCCGGGTTCCTCGCGCCCGGTATGGCAGGGATGAGGATCGGCAGAGCACTGGGTGCCGGGGCCGAGTTGGTAGGCGGAACTGCCGCCGAGGTCGCCGCCCAAACTGCCGCCCGAGCCGCCAGCGCCCAGTTGGGCGGGCGAATCGCCGCCAACACCACCATGCTTGCCTCGGGCGCGGGCAGCGGGGCGCAACAGGCCGACCGATACGGCATCGAAGGTCCGGAGCGCATGGGCATGGTCCTCGGTAACGCGGCCACCGAGATGCTTTCCGAGAACATCTTCGGCCTTGGTTCCGAGTTGAACACGATGAGCAGGCTCGCCGGACTTGGCGGGCTTGGGGCAAACGCGGCAAGAAGGACCGGCGGGTTCCTCGCCGACGTCGGAGAGAACACGGTGGAAGAAATCGCTGCCAACGTGGGGTCCAACCTCGTCACTTCAACCTTCGCTCCAGAAGGAGTAAAAACCCCTGGAATACTTGAGGGCAACCTCGAAGCAGCAGCCGGTGGTGCCATCGGCGGCGCGTTCTTCGGCGGCATCAACCTGATGCGTCCCCTTCCGCCCGTTGCTCCGAGACCTTCCGAGGCCATCAGCGCCGGGGTCGCCCAGCAAGCGGCAGCGGCTAACGATCCTGAAGCTGCGGCTGCGCATCCGGGAGCCAAGTTCCAACCTACCCCTGCTCCGCAAATTCCGGGGGCTATTACGTTTGATCCTACTGTCCCCAATCTGTTGACACCCGCTGCCGGGGAGCTACCTCCACCACCCGGATTTGCAGAGACAACTCCTGCGGAGGCATTTCCAGCAGCCTTGCCGCAAGGGTTACCTGCGGCGGCGGCAGTTCCGGGAGCCGTGCCAGAAGCATTTCCTGCGGCGGAAGCGCTACCCGCAGCGCCTGCTGGGGCACTACCTGCGGCAGAGGCGCTCCCTGAGTTGGACATCTCGCTTCAGGCGGGCGCGTACACGGGGGATCTGCTGCAAGGAAAAGAAGTCATAGGGGAGGGTTCCGAATCCACAGTTTACAGGGACGGAGACTCGGTCATTAAAGTGTCCGAGCCCTACAACGATAACTCAGAAGAAACATTCCAAGCGCGGGTGGACCGCGCAATGGACATTGATAATTTGATAGGGGATGGAACCTTGTCAGTCGAAGGATTTTACCGGTCGAAGAACGGCACAAAAAACCCAGTGTTCCGCCAAACTTTTGCGGAAGGTCGGCCAGCTACCCGTGAGGAGATACAGGCATACATGGAGTCCCGTGGGTTCCAAGTTAAAGAAGCTGGAACTACCACGGACACGTTTGTAAAAGTATCCGATGGTGTGGAAATCACCGCATCCGATTTAGACGGAGCCAACGTGGTGGTAGGGACCGACGGCAAATTCCACGTAATTGACGCCGACTTGGTTCGGAGACCTGCGCCAACCCAAACTGCGCCCGTGACGCCGCCAACGTCTGCGGTGCCGCCCGTTGGCGAGCCAGTCGTGGCAGGACGTTTTACGGGAGTTACCGAAGCCCCTCCCACAGAGCTGTTCCACTCGGGAGAACTTCCTGAAGGGCTGGATAGCATCGACCCAATGCGGACGACCGGAGCAAAACAAGGCAAACGCGGAAGAGACTTCGGTGGGTTCTACGCAGGGCCAGCCGAAACCGCCGCCAAATACAAAGGACCGAAAAACCGGCTGGCTATTGCTCCGGGAGCGCGGGCCATGCGGGTCGCAGCCAGAGGAGCCATCGAAAGGCTCAGTCTCAAAGACCGGCAGGATCTCCTTGACCAAGGCGTGGACATTATTTCAGGCATCGACATCAGGGGTCTCCCTGAGTCCGTGATCCTTAACAAAGACGTGATCCTGTCGGTTGAGTTGGACACGCAAACGGCACCAGCGGCGACACCTGTGACAGCACCAGCGGGTGCGGTCCCTCCCATGACGGAGCAGGCACCGCCCGTCACGCCGCAAACGCCTGCGGTGCCGCCAGCAGTTCCAGCCGTGGCATCACGGGGAGCCACCCCCAGCGACCTGATCGACCAGACTGGCAGACTGACTGTCGAGGGTGCGCAGAGCATGATCGAGGCGATCCAATCGCTCGGCCTTACCACCGCTCCGTTCGTCATCAACAACACCGGAGTGGCTCCCGGCGTCATCGCCCCTCCTGTCGCAGGATCGACCACCCCGGTGGACGGCAAGCCCGTCATCTTTTTGAACCAGAGGAGAATGACTCTGGACACGCCGCTCCACGAGACGACTCACCTGCTCACCCCCACTTTGTTTACTGAGCAGCGGGCGCTTTACGATGTAGGAGCCGCGCTGCTGGCCGACTCACCTTTGCGTCAGGCTATCGTCAACCGGTATGTCACCGAGGCTGGCATGACCATGAGCCCCGAGCAGATCACTGAGGAGGCAATGGTGACCGGGTTGGCCAACAACGGGGCCGAGTGGCTCAGAGCCTACGCTGGCAACGCCAAGATGACACGGGCCATCAAGGAGTTCCTCGCCAAGGTGCGCGAGTGGTTCGACGACTTGATGTACTCCAAGGGGTTTGACCCCAACATGAGTCTTGAGCAGTTTTACAAGAAGGTGAACCGGCAGATTCTGGCCGGGAAGCTGCAACAGCGAGCGACGAATGCGCCGGTGCAGGCGTCGTCGCTGGCTCCTACCGCAAAAGGCGGAAATTTTGAAGTAAAATACGTAGCAGCGGATGAGTACGACGCAGAAGAAGGAGGTGTTGACCCATATGAAGCAGATACTGCGGTAGCAAAAATAGCCAAGGAGACGGGCGTCGGGATTCTGCGCGGCAAGGAGTTAAAGGCAGTGGCCACCGATAAAAAAGGTGACATCGTCGGCGGACTTTATACCGAAGTGGACGGAGACGAGTTTTCGTTTGACGTCGTCGTGAGTCCGGCTTCCCAACGTCAGGGTGTAGGAGAAAAACTGGCTCAAGAAGCGTTCAGCCTGTTCCAACAAGAGAGCGACGGGCGCGAGGATCTGGCGTTCAAGGTAGAGGTGACAAACCCCGGAATGGAGGTCCTCCTTGGTAAATACGGGTTTAAGGTAGAACGGCGCGTCGGAAAGACGGCGATCATGATTCACCCAACAAACGCGCCACGGAAGGCAAAGACGCCCTCCGTTTCTGCCGACACCCGCTTCTCCCTCGCCCCCGCCACTCCGCAGGACGTGCTGGACAGAGGTTATCAAATGACCAAGGAAGAGTACGCGGAAGCCGTCTCCGCCTTTGTTAAAAAGCCAAAAGACGTTTTTTACATAGGAGAAATTGAGGTCGTCCGCAATCCGTCTAACGCCGACCGCCAGCGGATGAACAGCGAAGTTCGCTCCGAGTACGGCAGAACCTTAATTGGCGATGACCCTACTACGCGTTCAACCAAGGACCAGTTCGGTAACACTTGGGTGTGGAAGGCCAACGAGGGGATGCACTCGCAGGTCGAACCCGGAATTACGAAAAGAGAAGGGGTCGATGTAAATCAGAATAACAGCGTCCCAGAACACTGGCAGCTTGTCCGTAAGGCCATCGGAGAAAAAGTGGCCGTACCAGCTAAAGTCCAAGCACAGTACCCTCAATACAAGGAGTTCTTCCAGAAAACAAAGTTCTCCCTCGCCCCCGCCACTCCGCAGGACAAAGCCTACGTGGCTGCGGTCGAGAGCGGCGACGTGAAAACGCAGCAGAAGCTTGTCGATGACGCGGCAGAGGCTGCGGGAGTCCCCTCCGTCGGCGTAAACATCAACGACAGCGACAGCGACTACACAGGGATGATTCTCCGTGGGGAAAAAACGGTCGAGACGCGGGACACCGAAAATAACGCACTCAAAAAATATGTCGGGAAGCGCGTCGGCATAGTCAGAACCGGGATTAAAAAGGCAAAGGCAGCGGTGGTGGGATACGCCACAGTCGGAGAGCCAGTCCGGTACAATTCCGAGGAGGAGTTCGCTGCCGACTTTACAAGGCACCGGGTCACCGGAGGCAAGTTCGCTTTCTCCGGATTCAAGATCGGCTACCCAATGGTGGATGTAACCCCCATTGACCCCTACGATGCACCGGAAGCGCCCGGACAGACGGTCATCAAGACGCGTCCAATCCATGAGCCTGTCGCCTACGACGAGAACGACAAGATCATCCTGCCATCCCAGCGGTTTGACAACTTCACCCGCTACTCCCTCGCCCCTGCTGAACAGAAAGTGGACGCGGATAGCATCAAGGCCGAGTTCTCCCCGCAGACGCCGGAGGAGCAAACTGCCTACGACAAGGCATCGTCAAACACTGTTACCGCTAGAAACCCATACCTCGCCGTTGCCGCTGTCAGAATGCGCGGCAAGAAGCTGACGGTAGACCGCTACGCCGAGCTTGTTGAAAATCTCGACCCGTTTACCGTCAAAGGGGCTGAGAAAATTCCGACTGAAGCAAAAATACTGCAATACATCTCAAGTGAAAAGACCGAAAAGGTCATGCAGCCTATTCCAGAAGGAACGCTTACCGAGTTCAGAATTGATATTCCGACATACAATTCCTCGACGGCTAAGGGAGACACGGTCTACGCAATCACAGGCCACGAACCGGTAGGTGCTACAGCGACGCGAGTTGGAAAACCCATATCCTACCTCGGTGCGGCTAAAGTTATAAATGCCACGTTCTCAACCAGAGCTATTTCTGGCAAAGGTACTGCGGTACAAATTGCCGAAGGAGCAGGAAAATTCCCGCTGGCTACGGTAAAAGGCAATTACCAAGCAATCACGTCCCTGCCAGAAAACATTAATGACCCGAAAGTGTGGACGGAGGTCGGCTACAACCCGATCCGGTCCAGCGGTTTTGTGGACGTCAGATCGAACAAGTACGTGGTGGGGGGCTCCGAGGCGATCATGGTGGGGCCGCGAGTGTTTGTAAAAGACCCAGTTTTCGAGTCTAGGCCAACAGGATTCATCGGCCCTGACACCCGCTTCTCCCTCGCCCCCGCCGTCACCAAGCCTTCCAACGTGGCTCGCAACCAAGCGGGCACGCGGGTGCGCGTGCTGATGGAAAACCAGACCTACGAGGGGCAGACCATGGACGATGCCAGAGACCAAGCGCTCTCGCTTTACAACGACAACGTGGACAAGGGTTTTACAGTGGCCCAGCACATGGCGTTCATTCAGGACTTGCGGACCAACGCCGGACGCAAGTACCAAGACATGACCTACGGCGCTTACGGCGGCATGTACGTGAGGGATTTGATGGACGAGTCCACCAACCCTGAGACTGACCCAATGTCCCAAGCGTTCGCCAAGCGCGAGGCCGACCGGGTCGCCGCCATGATGGCAGAAGAAGCCGCCATTGGTGGTCGTCAAGCCAAGGCGTTTGACCTCTACGACCGCATTGCCAACACCCCCGCGATGACGGTGCGGCAGTACGAGCAACTGCTGCCCTTCGACGGCAAGCAGAACGTCAAGAACGACTTCGACAAAGCCGCCACGACCGTCAGAGAGGAGATGGAGGGTCTAGGCAACGAGGCGATCAACACCGCCCCCGAGGACGCCATGACGTCCATGCTCGGCCAGCGGGTAGCCGCCGTGGTGAGGGGGGAAGAAACCTCCAACGTCGGCGAGGTGGTCCTCGACGAGGTCAAACCTGCCGAGACGATGGAGGATCTCCCGGCGTGGTTTTTGGAGGGGCAAGCTACCCTCGGAGCAGAACTGAGCGCCGACATCGACGAAATCACTACTTTACTCGCGTTTAAAGCCTACCTGAAACGCAAGGACGGGACTTACTCGCTCACCCCGGAGGAGCGCAGCGCCCAACTTGCGGCCATGATCAAACAGATGGAGGACAGCGGTCAGACCGTTGCCGACGCCGTCGCCGCCACCGACAAGCGCCTCGCCGAGTTGACCGGCAAGTTCAAAAAGCCTCAACCAAAAGCCAAACCGAAAGCTGCACCGGTCCCAAAAGAGGCTCCTCCCGAGGGGGAAATCCAAGACATCGTCGCCGCCCGGATCAACCGCTTGCTCGACAAAATCGTCAAGCCTTCCACCAGTCCCGCCAAAACCCGGACGGACAAAGAGATCCTTGTGGACGCCATCGTCTCCACCATGATGTCCAAGGCTGGGCTCCCCGCCGACCTCAAGGCTGGCGGCGACAACGTCACCCTCGCCTTCGGCCTCGTGGTGGCCAACCCGCAACTGGCAGCGCAGTCGGTGCAGGCCGTTTACGACCTGCTCCAGTCTGATCCTGCCTCTGCCAACATCACCAGTTCCGACAAGATCCGGGGCTTTATGCAGATGCTGACCGGCCAGTCGTTCGCCGACGGCAAAGCCTACGGCGAGAAGCAACTCAACACGGTGCTGAAGAACGAACTGAAGCGCCTCAAGATCAGCGTCAACGACGTGGCCATGGACGCCGCTCTGACCGGCAAGACGGTTGAGCAACTGGAAGCCTCGCTGCGTGACCCTAGCCGCGAACTGAGCAAGGTTCTCTCCCCCGACGCCCTCAACAAGGTCGTGGCCGCAGTGACCGGGGAGTTCCGCAAGAGCGCTGCCGAACGGGCTGCATACTTGCAGCAGGAAAAAGCCACTAACAGGGTTCGGAGTGACATGGCGGCGGACCGCCGCATGGAGTTACAGAACGCCAAGGATGAGGAAAAATCCGCCAAAGCCGCAGCCGAGCGAGCTAAAAAAGCCGTGCTGGATACCATGGCTGCGTATAAAAAAGACCAAGACAACAAGGTGAAGAAGGCATCGGAGTCTGTCAGAAAAGCCATGGCAGAGGAACTCCGCACTCTGAGAAAAACGGCACTGGACACCATGGCTGCGTACAAAAAAGCGCAGGACAAACTCGCCGCGCAAGCGCAGCAGGAGGCAACCCAAAGGGTCCGAAGCGACATGGCGGCGGATCGCAAAATGGCTGCACAGTTTGCTAAGAAGCAAGCGTCCGACGCCAAAGCTGCCGCCGACAGGGCCAAGAAGGCTGTGCTGGACGCCATGGCTGCGTATAAAAAAGATCAGGACAACAAGATAAAGAAGGCATTGGAGTCTGTCAGGAAAGCCATGGCAGAGGAACTCCGCATTCTGAGAAAGAAAGCGCTGGATACCATGGCTGCGTATAAAAAAGCGCAGGACAAACTTGCTGTGGAGGCGCAGCGCGAAGCGCGTGACGCCATGGTCGCGGAAGAGCGTTCCATGCGCAAGGACCGCGAATACCGGCTGGCACTTAACCGCAAAGCCCGCAAGGCGATGCGCCGCAAGCTGGCCAAGCGTGGCGGGTTCATGATCCCACTGGACCAATCCGAGGCCGAGGAACTGCTCGACCAGAAGCCCAAGACCGTTCTGCAATACCTCGCCCGCGAGTATGGATTCAGTCTTGCAGACATCATCGGCATGGCCCGCGATCAGGACCGCCAAGCCACCCTCGAAGCGAAGGTCGGCAATCTCGCTCAAGCCCTCGGCCTGACTAAAGAGCAGGCCGACAAATTCATGGGGCCGGTCATCGCCGAGGCGATGAAGTACATCTCCGAAGCCCGTAAAAAAGAGGTGTCCCAGCGCATCAACCGGGTGCTCACGCCGGTCATCGGCAAGAAGAAAACGCAGAAGACCGAGGCCGAGAAGCTCATCAAGCTGGCAGAGATGGGGGGCCTGACTGCGGACAATGTGGAGAAACTGCTGCTCAACAGCAAGAACGCCAAGGAATTTACCCCGGAGTTCCGGCAGGAGTTGATCGACCTGATCGCTCAAGCCAATGACCCTTACCTGACGGAGGAGACCCGGGATAAATTAAAAGGGACGTTCCTCGACAAGATCAAGGCCGCTCGTGGAATTACCGTCCTCAGCCTGCTGGGAGAGTGGACCATGTCCAACATCTTCATGAGCATCCTCTCGACGTTCAAGGTGAACTTCGTCTGGGGATTCATCAAAGCCGCGAGCGACAGCGGTATCTTCATCACAATTTCTGGTCCGGCAGCGGCCCGCGCCGACGCTATCGCCAAGGGAGTGACCCCCGCCCCCAGACTCGCTGTTGCCAAAGTTCTCTTCCGGCAGTGGCTTCGCGGCTACGCTGTCAACATGCAGCATAACGCAGCGTTCATGTGGTCGGAAGGTTTGGGCAAGGACGAGAGCGACATGACCTCTCAGTTTGCCAACACCGGGATGGAAATTCTGTCGCGTGTCAAAGACGCGCAAATTCAGTGGTCCAATGAAGGCAAAGTGCTGCCGAAGAGCGCACAGAAGGTCATCAAGGCCATGGCGGCGTTTGGCAAATACACCCGCCGGACCATGGTGGCTTCTGACTTCATTAACCGGACCTCCGCTTTCGAGATGTCCAAGGTCCTCGAAGCCATCAAGGTCATGCAGGCCAAGGGCGGCGCGGCCAGTACGGCCACCATCCAGCGGGAGATCGACGACGCGCTTTACGGCGGCAATTTCAAGGACGCCTTCGCCAAGGCTAACAAACAGGCCGACGACGAGATCGCCGAGAAGAAACTCGGTAAGGCTGAACGAGGCATCCGCGTGGGGCGAATCATGGACGAGATGCTGGGCAAAAACCTCGGAATGACCGAAAAGCAAACGCAGGAATACTTGCAGGATTCACGCGAAAACGCCAAACGCTGGTCGCTCGCTAACCAGACCGAGGGTATTTTCGGGGAGATCAGCAACCTGATGCTGGCGGCTACCCGGAAAATTCCCGCCCTGAAATTTGCCTTGCCTGCCATCCGGATGCCTATTGCGGCGTTTTCGCAGACGCTTGATTGGATGCCTTACGGGTTCCTCCGTCTCTACGCCATCAACAAAAATAACAACGAGACCGAGAGCTTTACCAATTATCTCTTAAACAGTAAGAATGAGTACGGCAACTGGAACAAGCCCGTGGGCGGAGTCCCTGCCTACCGGAAGACCGACCTCATGGCCAAGGCGTCCATTGGGTCGCTGATTATGCTCGGGCTGTTTATCAAAGCGGCTATTAGCTTTGACGAGGACGAGGACGAGGCCGAGTTTTACATCACGGGGTTGGGTCCGTCCGATCCTGCGGAGAACAAGGCATGGCGGGAGAAGGGCAATGCACCGTTTACCTTCCGCTTTAACGGCGGCACCGGCTTCCGCTTCCAAGAGTCCCCGTTCTACGGGATGCTGGCCCCCATCGCCGCATGGTCCGACGCCAACCGCTACGGCAAACCCGGCGAGGCCGAGTCTGACCGCATAGCCTACGCGATTGGCAAGACAGTCTCGGGCTTCCAAGAAGCCGTGGTCATGAAGAACCTCTCCGACATTCTGGCGGGTGGGTCGTCCTACTCTGCGGACGGTCAGTTGCGCAACTGGTCCAAAGCCAGTTCCCGGCTGGCGTCCAACGTCCTGATGCCTCGCCTTGGCGGTGAGATCAACACCATCCTCTACGGACCGCAGGACCAGAAAGCTCTCGGCTGGGGAGGTCGAGCGCTGGCAAACGTGCCGTTCGTCCCGTCCTTCAATAACAAACCCGCACAGGATTTCCTCGGGCGCGAGATCCACACCAAGCGGGAAGGGATGCTCGGGGAGATCTACCCGGCGCTGGCCCACCGGGTTATCGCCCCGTCACTCGACGATCCTATCCTGAACTTCGTCGCCAAGATGAGCCCCAACTTCTTGGCCACCACCCGGCGCTTCAAGGACGGCACGCGGGTGATGGACAATTACGAGTTCGTCCGCAAGTGGAACGCCGCCGCCGGGGTCAAGATCCGCGAGTACCTCACCCCTGAGCGGATGGCGTCCTACGAGCGGAAGCTGGCCAAGGACAAGCCAGATGCCCAGACCGAGTTTAACGTCGAGATCAACAAGATCAGGACTGCGGCGCTTCGGAAGTTTTCCGAGGTGCAGTTTTAGGCGGCTTGGCCTTCTTCGGCCCGCGCTTGGTTACCTCTCGCGGCGTGACACGCTCGGCTCCCATCGCCCACCCGACCACCAGTCCGGCGTCGGTGTGGGAGATGGTGAGCGGGTCGCCGTGGAGGCGTCGCCACCGTGAGACGGCAAACTTGACCTTGGCGAGGTCATTTGCTGCGTATGGCGGCTCAATGCACTCGCCCTCCACAAGCATCTCGAACGGGTACTTGCGGTTCCCCCGGTAATTAGCGGGAGGGCAGTAGACGTATCCGGGTTTGGTGGTGCGGGTCATTGTTTCAGAAGGTGAGCGTATTTACCGTAAGCCCCGAACTCACTGTCCTGACGGACAGGATCGCCGACGCCATCTCCGGAGCCGACGGCACCCGGTTCGGATTGCATCCGCGTGCGTGAGGCTTCCTCTTCCAGCGCGGCCAGTTTCTTTTTCAGGTCAGCGATCTCGGAGTGCTGTTTGAGCACCAGCGATTTCAACACGGGTGCCAGCGGAGCGTTGACGGCGCGTTGGCCGATCCGGTGCAAGTGAGCCTGCGCCGTCTTGTTGCGTGACTCCAGATCAGACTCGACCAAGTCCAACTGCGGACGGTAGTGACCGTTCAGCGCGGCTTCGGCCTCCATGTTGGCGTTGAGTTCTTGGAGGAGTTCGGGGTGGGACTCCATCAACTCCATCACCTTGAGGTTCTGGTTCTGCGGAGTCTTGGCCAACGCCGCTTTGAGCGACTCGCCAGTCACGCCGACGCCGGTGTCCTTGAACAGCTTGCGGGTGGTCTCGGCGCGGGATTGGACCACCGAGGAGAACGACTCGCGTTTGTTCTCGATGGCCGCAGCCTGCACGCTGCCGACCTGCTGGCGGGCTGCGATGAAGGGCCGGACCGATGCCTTCAGGTGTTTGTACACCGGATGGCGGGTTGACAAGACTGGGTACTCCACCCCGTCGATCTCCTTCAGGTCGAAGTTACCGGAAGGGACGCCAAGCTGGCTGGCGATGTTGCTCAAGGCCACATGCTGGATCTCGGCGCGGCGGGCGGCGTTGATGCCGCTGTTGAACTCAGCCTTCTCCCAATGGTCCAACATGCTGCGGACGACCGAAGACTTCTCGGGTGTCAAAGACGCTGGCTCAAACCGCAGATCCGGCTCGTCGGCGTCCGGGTTGCTGATGTCCACGGGGAACAGCGCCTGCGTGGCCGACTCAAAGTTAGCCTGCGCGGCCTTTACTTCCGGCAGTTCGTACACCAAGTCCGGGCTGAAGGCGTCGGCTTCGTTCTTCCACGCCTCCTCCAGTTCCTTGGCGCGTGCCGCCCGCTGCTCGGCGAGGGTGCGGGTCTCCACCAGTTGGTTCTCCAGTTCGGGCAGCTTGGACTTCAGAGGTTCATGCTCGGCATAAAGCTCCTCGTACTTCTGCTTCCATTCCTTCTCGGCCAAGCGTTTGCGGACGTGCTCCTTGTGCGGAGGTTCAGCGGCAGGGACGGGCGCTTCGGCCTTGGGAGTTTCTCCCGGCATTGCGGGAGCATCGGCAGGTGGCGGAGTGTCGCCGGAGATGTCCACCCCAAGCTGCGAAGCCAAGGCAGAGTAGTCACGTTCAACGGGCGGCGGAGAATCTCCGTTGGAGAGTTCCGGTTCAGGGGGGAGTTCGGTATCGAGTGCCATAAATTAGACGGGTGCGTAACCTGAGCGGAGTTCAGGCTCCTTGGAAGCTGCCTGAAGCGAGGAGGTAACGATGCCCTCGATTTGCGCCAATGCCTTCAGCATCTCGCCGTCGGTCGGGTTGTTCAGGCGGAAGTAAGCCGCCAGCCGCAGTGTGTAGACACACAGCGGACGTCGGAATTCCGGTTTGAGGGACAGGAGGAACATCTCCGGACTCGCCACAAAGGCGTCCTCAGAGATTAGCGGGGGCAAAGGCGGCGTTGTCGGCGTCATTCAGGTCAATTTCCATGTCCTGATACATCTTGGCCCGCTGCGTCGCAAGCGTTTTCTGTTGCGCATCCATTGCTCGCTCAGTGTTCGCCATGCTGCGCATCTTCATCATATCATCGATCTCTTTGTGCTTCCACTTGTTCGCTCCGTCTTGTTGCAGGCGTTGCTGATTGGCCATCTTGATCTGCGCATCCATCTTTTCCTTCTCGGTCATGGCACCCTCTTGTTGAGGCTGTTGCACCGGCACCGACTGGATGGCTTGACCCATCTGCTGGATCTGCTCCATGGCCGGTTTGGCAAGTTGCTCAGGCAGACGCTGGACGTGGGCGGCGGCGTAGGCCAGCACCGCCATGACGCCGACGACCTCGGACGGGGAGACGATCCCGGCGGAAGTGGCGGCTTTGATGTGTCCCTGCGCGACTTCCGACGCGATCTTGGAGTGAAGCATCGGATCGTCCATCGGTTGAGGCGGCAAAGGTTGACCGGTGACGAACGCAGCGGTGACGGCGTACATCGCGTTCTTCTGCTGCGACTGGTCCTGCTCCTCCTGCGGAGTGGTGAGTTGCTCGGCGACCACGTCGCCCAAGGTTGCCCGCAGAATCTCCTTGGCGAGGAACGGCAGGATGGAAGGCATCACTGGACCCACAGTCTGCATCAACCCGGTGTTGACGGCGATGGACTGCTGGCGGGTCAACGACCCTGCCAAGCGCCGCGCCTTGAACTTCCAGCGGTCGGCGTCCCACTCGTCCTCGTGGATGCCATACTCCATCTTCAGGATCATGCGCAGCCGCGCCGCGTCCTGATAACAAGGGAACTCACGTTTTTGTTTCGGCCAGTGGCGGCACAGGGTGGTGGCTACCATCTCGATGTACTTGTCGAGTGTCAGCAACCAGTTCAGGCTGCGGCGGGACGAGGTGATCTGCTTGCCCGCCAACTCGGCCTGCGCCTGCGCGGCGAACTCCTGCTGCGTCCCACCGAACGTCCCGGTGGCGTTGGCCGTGGAGTCGGCGGATACGCTGTTGTCCAGCATCCGGATGGCACCCATGGCGGCGTTCATGCCGGTCATGGAGTTGTTCTTCTCCATCGGCCTGATCCCGTCCGGGAACGCTTGACCGCTGCGGAGCCCACCCCGCTGGAGTTGGTCCATGTACTCCTGCCCGACACCAGGCTTGACCGCCCACGTCACTTGATTGGCGAAGGACAGACCGCCAATCAAGTCGGTCAGCAAACCCTCCATCACCGCGAGCTTGGGCATGGCAGTCTTGCCGGTGCCACGGACTTCCCGCAGTTTCTGGTCGCCGCTGATGGCGGCGTCATCGACATGGAGGATCAGACACTCCTCTACCGAGCGGAACAGTGACGGCATGAAAAAGATCAGGCGCTCGTTGCGGTCGCTGGCTTCTTTCTGCTCGCCTGTCTTGCTGCGGCGCTTGGCCTCGAAGCGGTCGAGTGCCGTCTCGTTATCGTAGCCGCCGACCCGCAAGGACTTCAGGCGCATGTTGTACTCGATCTTCTCCTCCACGGCCATCTCCCCACCGAAGCGGCTGACACAGTAGAGGTCAATCTCCTCGTGACCACCGTAACGAGGATCGTTCTTGGTCAGGTTTCCGTTCTTTCTGAAATACCAGTAAACATCTACCGGCTCGGCAAAGCAATCAGTGGAGGCGTCAATCGCAAGCCACGCGTCGGGATCGTAGTCACTCATCCACTCCTCGGTGTTGCGCTCGCCGTACTTCTCCGCCTCGGAGGCCATGATCCACAGCTTGAGCTTCTCCAGCCCTTCCTTCTGCCAGCCGTACTTGCCGCTGGAGGCTACCTTGAGCCGCTCCTCAATGTCACGCAGGCTAATCTTCTCCGCGTACGCCCACTCCCGGAACTCGCCGTCCAACACGTCGATCCCGGCGTCTTTCGGGTGGATCAAGCGGCCCGACTTGGGGAAGCACTCGTTGGGAGACTTGCGGAACAGATAGGCCCGCCCAGTCACAGTGGAGCGTCCGGCGGCGTTTTGCAAAATCGGCATGACGCGGGACATCACCGCTGCATTCAATGCGGCGTTGAACTGCGTCTGCACCTGCATGGTGCGGGCAGGCATCTTGACCGCTGGCTGGTTCAGGAAGCAGTGGAAGACGCCGGGCTCCATCAGCAGCGGGTCCAGCAGAACTCCCATCTCCTTGCTCATGAATGCCTGCGCGTACCCCAGTGGGACGATGTCGTCTTCACAGGTGTCGTCGTCCGAAGGGGGAGGACCACCATTGGCGTAGGCTTCGATCTTTCGCTCCAGATCCCACGAGGGGAACAGTTCGCGGCGGAATTTATCTACGGAGGTGACGATCTTGTCCGCGTCGATCTGCTGGAGTTTTGTCATGTGGGGAGTGTCCAATTAAATTTTGCAGCCACAATGGCGAACGGCGTGGGCGATTTGCCCTGCCGCGTCTCGTTGTGGATGTCCACCAGCCAGTGTCTGGCTTGTTGTAAAGTAAGGGAAGCAGGCAGCGGGCTGTTCATCAAGGCCACTGACCAATGGGACGCGCAGACGATACAACCGTCAGGCCCGTTAATCAAGGTTGTCAGGTTGCTTATAATATCGGCCAGTGTCGCTCGTGCATCCACGTCGCTCAAACCGTTATACAGCGCCCGGTTGGCAGACTCCCACGCCTCGCGTGCCCACGGCAGAATCGCCTTCGGAGCGCCGCTCTGGAAACCTTGGCAAAGACGAGGTTGCGGCGAGCACCATTGCTCGATGGAGATCATTTTGATCTCGTCGGTCAACGCGTTGGAAGTCATCCCGTTGGCAGCGAGGAAGTCAATCATCGACTGCCACGCCGCCTTGGCGTTCTTGGGGCGGTACGGGTGCATCGCCCAAATGCCGGAGAGATGCTGGGCGGACTCTGGCAGGACGAGAATCTTCCACCCTGATTCCGGGGCAGCAAGTACCGCTCCCCGCAATACGAAGTCGTTCATTTTACACACTGCTAATACGCACATAATTAATTGGGAGCTAAAAGTGCTTTACGGGCCAGAGTTTTTAAACGGACCGTCTCGCTGCGTTTTGCAATAGCTTCAGGAGACAACTTTCTTCCTAGCTGCGCTTTACGGATGTTTTCGCACGCCTGCGCGGACCGTTTCAACCCTTTTAACGACTCTCTGCGCTTTGCGCAGGATTCAGGAGAGTGCTTGCGCCCCGTCTGTCCACGCCGCAAGTTTTTTAAAGTCTCATCCGAAACAACTCTTCCGTTTGACAGAGTGTGCAGCGAGGCCCGGTGACCACCTACTTCACGGTTCAGCAGATCGGCTCCCATAAAACGCAGGTAAGAAATTAGAAACTTTTCCTCCTCCTCCCAGTCTTCGGTTGGGGCCGGACTCAGTACATCAAGAACGGGCAAAAGGCCTTTTGACTTTAGGTTGCCAATCCACGCGTCCTTACCATGAGTGGATTTTTTACTGATGTGTTCCCGGAAACGCTGACGAGGGTTGGAGGACGCGCCCACCCACCGAGGGAAACCTGTCTCTGGGTCGTCCAAGATGTATATGGATTTTTTAGTCATCCAGTTACCAGTACATGAATCTTCTTGACACTGCAAGTGCCGTGCGCGACTTTAGCGCGTCACTGTAACGTCCCAGTCGTGAAGGGATAGCGTATTTTATTGCAGGAGTAAAGCGAAACCCTGATCGCAATCGGAAGGCACAATGTGCCCATCCATCTCACCCCCACCCCCCCCACATCCAAGCTCACACGAGCTTATACCCACTACAAATATTATGGCAACCATAAACATCGGTCCAGGAGGCGTCGCTATTTCAGCCGCCGACTCCTGCTCCAGCAATGACCTCCTCGCCTCCCAAGGCAACCCCCTCGGCGCTCTGATTGAGTCCGTTGAGGTGCAGCAGATCACCGGCATTAAGCGGATGATGTATCCCTCTCTCGCAGAGTCGATTGATCGTCACATGCCGATGCGTCCTTCCAGTGCCACCCGAATCAACGGTGTCACCGAGTACCACACCGCTGTCGGTTACGACGGTTTGCTCAACCTTGGTGGGTTGATCGACATCACCCCCGGTTCTGGCGACTACACCAACACGGTGAGCCTGCTCAACTCCGATGGGACCCGCCGCAACAAGGGAATCACCTCCGACGCCAACACCAACGCCGAAGCCTGTAACCCTGCCATTGATGGTGCGGTGCCAAACCTCGGGCGTGAAGGCTACGGTCGTCGTGCTTACACCCGCCGCCTGCCGATCCCTCCGATCTGTTTCGGCGACTGGACCCACGGCAAAGAAGAGTTCTACGCCCACTTCACCGCCATTCACGACTCCGTGAAGAACGGGTTGATGGCCCAGTTCGCTGCCGACCAATACCGCTGGCAGATCAGCAAGGCCCGCTTCAACGCAGCCCCGATCCAAGTCGCCCAAGGCAGTGGCAAGGCCAAGCTCCCCGTGAGCGG